GGCGCCGACCAGACCGATTTCCTGTCGAATCTCGGCCTCGGCAAGATCGCCGAATACGTGACGGACGTCCGGACCTCGCTGGCGCCGGTCCTCGAATGGTGCACGAGCCATTGGGTGATCATCGCCATCGTGGTCGCCGCGCTGGTGTGGTTCGTCGCCCGCCAGATCCAGCAGCGCCGGCTCAGCGACGCCAAGGAATGGAGGCATGTCGGATGACCTGGCTCGTCTCGATCGGCCTCAGGATCGCCGGCTGGCTCTCCGGCTCGACCGTCGGCCGCACTGTCCTGGCCGGGCTGGTGACAACCGCGATCGTGCTGTTCGCCCTGGCGCGGGCCTTCACCGCCGGCAAGACCACTGAGCGCAACCGGCAGGCCGCGCGTTCCCTCAAGACCCTCAGATCAAGGATGCGAAGCGATGATGAAATATCTCGCCTTTCTCCCGCTGCTCGCCGCGACCGCCTGCGTGAGTGGGCCGGCGAGTAATTCCTGCGACGGCTGGCGCCCGATCCGCCCGGCCGCCACCGATATCAGCGCGGCGTCGGACACCCTGGTCCGCCAGATCGTCGAGCACAACGAACACGGCCGCCGGGTGTGTGGCTGGAAGCGGAAGGGCAAGTGACCATGATGGAAGCCTTCGAAGACGCCTTGATGGCGCTGATCGACAAGCATATCGCGGACGGCGAAGACCCCGAAGAGATCGTCTCGGCGATGGAGTTGCGCGTCATGGCAATGAATGAAGCGGTCGAGGACTGAACGATGCCCGACCCGATGCATCACGGCTCCACCTTCGACGAGCGCACCGCCAACAACACCGTTCGGCACCAGTACCGGACACTCACCGATCGGGAGAAGGAACACGTGGCGCTCGTGAAGATGCGCGGCGAGGAGCTGCTGGCGCTCTTCAAATCGCTGGGCACCAGCCGCGAATTGTCGCTGGCCCGGACCAAGACCGAAGAGGCGGTGATGTGGGCCGTCAAGCACATCACGAGCTAGGTGCCGATGATCGCCGAATACAAGGACGTCCTGATTGCCGTCAGCCTGCTGATCTCCATCGGCGGGACGATCTACACGTTCCTGACCCGAACCGCCAAGCACGCGGACCAGGAAGTCGCCGCCCTGAAGAAGCGCATGGACGCCGAGGAGCACAAGGTCGCCAGGCTCGAGGCGGTCGTCAGCCAGCTGCCCAGCAAGGACGAGGTCCACGAGATCAAGCTGTCGATCGCCAAGATGGACGGCGCGATCGCGGTGCAGACCGAGGCTATGAATTCGGTGCAGCGGACGATGATGCGGATCGAGGGCTACCTTCTGGAGAAGGGCAAATGAGCTACTCCGAACATGTCGACCGGGACGTCCGGCTGATCATCCTGAGGACGCTTCACGGCGAGGCGGACTACACGCTGAATTCGACCCTTCTGCAGCGCCGGATCGAAACCTTCGGACACGTCAAGTCGCGCGATTACGTCCACGCCCAGCTCGGCTGGCTGCGCGACGAGGTCGGCGCCATCACCCTCACCGAGGCAGGCTCGATCCTGGTCGCCAAGCTGACCCGGCGCGGCGCCGATCATGTCGAGCTGCGCTCCGTCCTTCCCGGCATCGGCCGTCCCGGCCCGGGAGCCTGATCATGGGGAAGGGCCGCGGCCGCCTGTCGGCGATCGAGAAGCTGCCCGGCGAATGCGACAGCGTGATCGCCTGGGCGGCGAATGAACTGCAGGACCGCGACCGCACCCAGCAGGAGATCTACGAGGAGTTCTTCGGCAAGCTCCAGGAGCTTCAGGCGGAGTATCGTGGCGAGCTGGAATTCTCGATCCCTTCGAAAAGCGCCTTCAATCGCTATTCGATCCGGCTCGCGGTGATGACGCGGCGGCTCGAGGAGACCCGCGCCATCGCCTCCTCGATCGCCGACCGGTTCGACGCGGAAGCGTCCGACGACCTCACCCTGATCGCGGCCGAGGCGATCAAGACGCTGGTCTTCGAGGTGCTCACCCAGGCCGGTGACGCCGGCGTCGATCCCAAGGGCGCCATGCAGCTCGCCGCCGCGCTGCGCTCCGCCGCCCAGGCGCAGGGCGTCTCCACGGCGCGAAGGCAAAGAATCGAGAAGGACTTCAAGGGCAAGGTCGACGAGGCGATCGAGGCCGCGGGCGAAGCAACCGGCGAGGATGGCGCCGAGGTGCTCAGGAAGATCCGCCAGGACATCTACGGGATCTTCGATGAGTAGCAGGCCGGCGGTCCCGCTCTTTGCCTATCAGCGCCGGTGGTTCCTGGACCGTTCGCGCTTCAAGATCGGCAAGTTCGCCCGGCAGACGGGCAAGACCTTCACCACGACGCTGGAGATCACCGACGACGGGTTCGAGCATGCGGTCCAGGGCCGGCGCACCCGCTGGGTGGTCCTCAGCCGCGGCGAGCGCCAGGCCCGCGAGGCGATGGAGGAGGGGATCAAGCCGCATTGCAAGGCCTATGGCCTCGCCTTCGAAGCGGCGGAATTCGACTGGCAGGGCCAGGAGGGCAGCTACCGGGCGCTCGAGGTCGAGCTGCCGCACGGCTCGAAGATCACCGCGCTGCCCGCCAACCCGGACACGGCTCGAGGCTTCTCCGCCAACGTGTTCCTCGACGAGTTCGCTTTCCACAAGGATTCGAACGCCATCTGGAAGGCGCTTTACCCGGTGATATCGGCCGGCTGGAAGCTTCGGATCACGTCGACGCCGAACGGCAAGTCGGGAAAGTTCTACGAACTCGACACGGCCAACGACGACACTTGGAAGCGGCACGTGGTCGATATCTACAAGGCCGTCGCCGACGGGCTGCCGCGAGACATCGACGAACTGCGGGCCGGTATCGCCGACGAGGATGCCTGGGCGCAGGAATACGAGCTCAAGTATCTCGACGAGGCGAGCGCCTGGCTCCCCTACGACCTGATCTCCTCCTGTGAGGACGAGAATGCCGGACGCCCGGAACTCTACCAGGGCGGACCGTGTTTCGTCGGCCGCGACATCGGCCGCCGGCAGGACCTGCATGTCATCTGGGTCTGGGAGAAGGTCGGCGACGTGCTCTGGGAGCGCGAACGGATCGAGCAGAAGCGCGAGACCTTCGCCACGATGGACATGGCCTTCGATGAGGTGATGACCCGCTACAAGGTGGCGCGCGCCTGCATCGACCAGACCGGCATGGGCGAGAAGGTGGTCGAGGACGCGCAAGCCCGATACGGCCATGTGATCGAGGGCGTGCTGTTCACGGCGCCCAACAAGCTGATCATGGCGAACGCCGGCAAGGAACGGTTCGAGGATCGACGGGTCCGGATCACCGAAGGCGACGTGAAACTCCGGGCCGATTTGCACAAGCTGCGGAAGGTGTCCGGGCCGACCGGGGCGCCGCGCTTCGTCGCCGAACGCGACGACGATCACGCCGACCGGACCTGGGCGGCGTTCCTCGGCATCAATGCCGCCTCGGGCGGCCAGGTCGAGTACGACTACCGGCCCGTCACCCAGGACGACGATCGCAATGACGACGAGAACGGTCGGGGCTGGTGGCGGCGACCGCTCGGCGTGCGCATTCGGGGGGCGATTTGAATGACAAATACCCGAGCCACACAGAAGCCCGTCAGGGCCTCGGAACCGGGGGCGGGACGGGCGTGTACCCGCCGGAAGGGCCTACATGGCCCACACGGCGTTCAAATGCCGTTTGATTTCGATTTTACCGGGCCGACCTCGACCGCATTTTGCATCTGCGGACCTCAAGGCGAGGCGGAAAGGAGCTGATCGGTCATGGCGTCGACATTCAAGGGCCTCGTCGACCAGCACGGCCGGCCCATCGAAAAGCGGGTGCTGACGACCGAAGTCGCGGCGCCGTCGATCACCGGCGTGCGCTCGCCGCTTAGCGGATATCCCGGCGACGGGCTGACGCCGGTCCGTCTCGCCAATATCCTGCGAGAGGCCGACGAGGGCGACCCGCTGCGCTACTTCGAACTGGCTGAAACGATCGAGGAGCGCGATCCGCATTATCTCGGCGTGCTCAGCACCCGGCGCCGGTCGGTCGCCCAGATCGACATTTCGGTCGAGGCGGCGACCGACGACGCGGCCGATGTCGAGCGGGCCGACATGATCCGCGACTGGCTCGACAGAGACGAGCTGCAGGGCGAGCTGTTCGACATGCTCGATGCGATCGGCAAGGGCGTCTCTTATACGGAGATCATCTGGGACACCTCGGAAGGCGACTGGCGGCCGGCGCGGCTCGAATGGCGAGACCCGCGATGGTTCCGTGTCGCGCGGCACGATCTGATGACGCCGCGGCTGATCGGCGACAATGGCGAGGAGCTGGAGCTGCCGCCGTTCAAGTTCATTTGCGCCGTGATGAAGGCCAAGTCCGGGCTGCCGCTTCGCTCCGGCCTCGCCCGCGTCGCCACCTGGGCATGGCTGTTCAAGGCCTACACACAACGCGACTGGGCGATCTTCACCCAGACCTACGGCCAGCCGATCCGGGTCGGAAAATACGGACCGAGCGCTTCGGAGGAGGACAAGACGAAACTGTTCTCCGCCGTCGCCAACATCGCCGGCGATTGCGCGGCGATCGTTCCGGAGTCGATGACGATCGAGTTCATCGAAGCGAAGAACGTCCAGTCCGGGTCCGGCCTCTACAAGGAACGCGCCGACTGGTTCGACCAACAGGTCTCGAAAGCGGTGCTCGGCCAGACGACGACGACGGACGCGATCTCCGGCGGCCACGCGGTCTCGAAAGAGCATCGGCAGGTGCAGGAGGATATCGAGCGGGCCGACGCGATCGCGCTGTCGGCGATCGTCAATCGCGACCTGGTGCGGCCGTGGATCGATCTGCAATACGGGCCGCAGAAGGCTTACCCGCGCGTGGCGATCGCCCGGCCGGAAGACGAGAACCTTGATCTCCTTTCGCAGTCGCTCGAGCGACTGGTGCCGCTCGGGCTGCGGGTGTCGGCAAGCGAGGTCCGCGACAAGTTCGGCCTGTCCGATCCCGACGACGACGAGGAGATCCTCAGGCCGCCGCAAGCGGCGGCCAAAGCTCCTCCCGGCGCGGGTGACGAGCCGCCGGCTTCGGAGCCGCCGCCACCACCCGAACCGGAACCGGAAGGGGGGCCGCAGCCGCAGGCGGAAACACCTGCTCAGCAGGAACCGGCCGAGGTGCTGGCCGAGCGGCTCGACCTGGAGGCGCTGCCGGCAGTGCATGACATGATGGGACGGATCGAGGCGATGCTCGACGCGGCAACGGATCTCGACGAATTCCGGCAGATGCTGCGCAACGCCTGGCCGGATCTCGATGCGTCCCGGCTGGTCGACGCGATCGCGGCCGGACGGGTCGCGGCAAACGCCGCCGGTCGCGCCATGGTCGAGGAAGGGGAGTGATTTGGTTGCCGCGCGGAGTTTCATGTCGCTCACGGGCCGCTTCGCGCCTTCGGCGCTGGCCCTCCGCGGGGGCGGCCTGACCGGCCGGCGCCCGTTCGGGCTTGCGGCGGCAGGAGCCGCCGGGGAAATTTCCTCGAGGGGCCGCGTTCGCGGGCAACGGCGCACGGCCGAACCGCATTGCTCCCCGGCGGCCATGGCCGCCGCAAGGGCAAGCGCCCGCCGGCGCTTATGCGCCGCGCCCGCGCAGGCCAGGCGCGCAGCGCCGCCCGGCCGTGAGCGACATAAAAGATGAGCGACCTGAACGCCGTCTTTCGGCGCCCGTTCAACAGCCAAGTCGCGTATTTCCGGGGCAAGCTCGGTGAGCTGGTGCCGACCAGGACCTGGCAGGATCTCGAGCGCGCCGAGCACGATTCCGCCTTCATGGTCGCAGGCGCCATGAAGGCCGACCTGCTGGCCGATCTCGCAGCAAGCGTCGACAAGTCGATCGCGCAGGGCCGGACGCTCGAGGAGTTCCGAAAGGACTTTCGGGCGATCGTCGAAAAGCACGGCTGGCATGGCTGGACGGGCGAGGGGACGCCCAAGGGCGAGGCGTGGCGGACGAGGGTCATCTATCAGACCAACATGCGCGTAAGCTACGCCGCCGGGCGCTACGCCCAGCTCAGGAAATTCCCGTTCTGGATCTACCGCCATTCCGGCGCCGCCCATCCGCGGCTCGACCATCTGTCCTGGGACCGCCTGGTGCTGCCGTCCGATCACGAATTCTGGCGGATCCATTATCCGCCCAATGGCTGGGGCTGCGGTTGCCGCGTCGTCGGGGCGCTGTCGCGGAAGATCGCGGCGAAGCTCGGCGGCGATCTCGATAATAAACTGCCGGAGGGCTGGAACGTTCGCGATCCCAGGACCGGCCTGCCGCCTGGGATCGGCAAGGGCTGGGACTATGCGCCCGGTGCCTCGGTCGCCTCGGAGGTCGAGGCGATGGCCGGCAAGGTGCGGCATTGGGACTACCAGGTCGCCAAGGGTTTCATGGCGGATGCTCCCGAAAGCCGGCGCGACGCGCTGTCGGCGAGCTTCCGGTCTCTGCCGTCGACGGCGGTCGATATCAGGCGCTATGCCGAGCGGGCGATCGGTATCAGAAACGATGCGCCGGTGACCAATGTGGAGGTGCAGAAGAGTTGGACGATGGGGCTGGCGACCTCACGCGACGCGGCCCGGATCGGGGAATTGACCGGCGTCGATATCGGCAGCTTCGATTTCTCGCTCGACGCGGCCGCCGTCGTACGGGTCCTGTCGGCCTCAGGCGGACCGGCCGGCCGGAACATTGCGGCCGGCGACATCCGGCTGCTGCCGCTGATTCTCAATTCGCCCGATACGATCGAGGATGCCGGCGCCACCACTTCCGGAGCGCCGGCGGTCCGTTACGTCAAGCAGGTCGGCGGCGAGACCTATTCCGCGATTTTCGCGATTGACGCAGCCCGTCGCACCATGCGCCTCGACGAGTTCCTTGTCGGGTTGATTCTGCGCTGAGGCCCGGCCGGGCAAACAATGGAGAAGCTGATGCCGGGATTCGAGATCAGGTTCGAGGACGACGAGCTGACCCGCGTGCTCGCCCGCGTCGGCGCCGCGCTTGGCGACATGGAACCAGTCAACGCCCAGATCGGCGAGCTGATGGTCGAGAAGACCAAGGCGCGATTCGACACCGGCAAGGGTCCGGACGGCGTCATCTGGGCGCCGCGCAGCGAAACGACGATCACCCGATATCTGCGCCTCGGTTTCACGCCGGGGCCGATCCCGCTCACCGGGCAGTCGAAGGCGCTTCGAACGCAGATCTTCTACGAGGCGCGGGCCGAGGATGTGGCCTGGGGGTCAAGCATGATCCAGGCGGCCGTCATGCAGTTCGGCGCCGGCAAGGGCCAATTCGGCCAGACCAGCCGCGGGGCGCCGATTCCCTGGGGCGACATCCCGGCGCGACCCTATATCGGCTTTTCCGACGAGGACCGCGGTGCCGTGATCGAGCTGTTCGAGGAATGGCTGAAGGATGCGGCGGGCGAATAAGAGCGTTTATGCGCTGAGGCGCGGCCCTGGCCGGCCCGCTCCCCCGCCCAACCACCGAGGTTTGTGCGCTGTGGCGCTTGCCCGGCCAGCCCGCTCCCCCGCCCAACCACCCGACACGAGGGTACCCTTGGGGTGGTTGGGCGGGGGAGCGGGCCGGCCGGGCGCCTTCCGGGCAAATGATCAGGAGCGGGCCGGCCAGGGCCGCCTTCCGGGCAGACTATTCGCCGCTAGCCGGAAACCATGGTTGCCGCTTAATCGGCCATGCCCCGCGAATTACTGTCGCCGGGATGAAACTCTCAGTCAATCACCAGCTTGGGCACCAGCTCGGCACCGACCTTTCGGCGGAAGCTCCGCCGGTCGCGATCGTCCTGTCCCAGGGCGGGGCGGAAGGCGGCGCGGCCGCACCTGAATGGATCCACCTGCTGCCGGCCGGCAAGATCGAGACCCGCGATACTCGCGGGCCGTTCACGGTCGCCAGCATGGCCCGGCTGATCGAGGCGTCTATGGCCGACGGGCCGCTGCCGCTCGACCAGGACCACGCGACCGATCTGGCCGCCCCCGACGGGCGGCCCTCTCCGGCGCGCGGCTGGATCGTCGAGCTGCAGGAACGAGCCGACGGGCTCTGGGGCAAGGTCGAGTGGACCGACGAAGGCCGCGGGCTCGTCGAGAGCCGCGCCTACCGGATGATCTCGCCCGTCCTTCTCAACACCCCGAAAGGAGAGGTCCGCCGCATCCTGCGGGCGAGCCTCGTCAACCGACCGAACCTGCGCGGCCTGGCCGCGCTCAACCAGGAGAGCAACATGGACTTTCTCGCGAAGCTCCGGAAGGCGCTGAACATGCCGGACGATGCCGACGAGGATGCGATCCTCGCCGCGATCGGCAAGACGGGCGCGAGCACCCAGGCGGCGATCGAAACGGCGCTGAAGCCGATCGCCCAGGCCGCCGGCCTCGAGGACGGTGCATCGGCAACGGCGATCCTTGCCGGCGTCGAGGCGCTGGCCAAGACGAAGCCCGGCGACGATGACGCCGTCACCGCCCTGCAGGCCGAACTCGCCGACACGACGAAGAAGCTGCAGAGCCTGCGCGAAGGCCTTTCCCGCGACAGGGCCGAGACCTTCGTCGACGCGGCGATCAAGGCCGGCACCGTCGGCGTGAAGGCGCTGCGCGATCGCTATGTGTCCATGCACATGAAGGATGCCGCCGGCACCGAGGAACTGATCAATGGGCTTCCCAGGGTCGGCGCCGGCAACGCGTTCGTGTCCGCCGCGACGCCGTCGAAGGACGGCGCGATCTCGCTCAACGCCGAGCAGTCGACCGTCGCCGCGATGCTGGGCGAGGATCCGAAAGACTACGCCGAGACGCTCAAGCTCGAGCGTGAGCAGAACGGGGAGATGGTGTAATGACCGCGCTCGCGAAAGACCGCAACACGCAGATGGCGCTCGGCGACATCCAGGAATACCCGATGCTGGCGACCGCGCTCGGCTACACCGGCGGCATGGCGGTGCTCGATTCCTCGGGCTGGTGCAAGCCGGCGGTCACCGCCACCGGCCTGGTCTGCGTCGGTCGCTTCGAGACCCGCGCCGACAACTCGCTCGGCGCCAACGGCGCGATCAACGGCGAGGTGCGGGCCGGCATCTTCAAGTGGGCGAACTCGTCGAGCACCGACGAGATCACCAAGGCCGAGATCGGTGACAATTGCTTCATCGTCGACGATCAGACGGTGGCGAAGACCGACGGCACCGGCACCCGGTCGATCGCCGGCCGCGTCATGCAGGTCGATACCGACGGCGTCTGGGTGCAGACCGGGCTCGGGATCCTCAACGCGCCGGGCGGCGCGCTGCTCGCATCCAACAACCTCTCCGATCTCGGAACGCCAGCGACCGCGCGGACCAATCTGGCCGTCGACGAGGGCATGGGCACGCCGACCATCGTCGTCGGTTCGGAAGGCTCGAACGCGATCAACGTCACGATCCAGCTCAAGACCAAGGCCGGCGTCGACCTGGCCGTTCGTGGCTCTGTCTTCGCCTATCTGTCGGACGACGCCAACGGCGACACCATTGCCGGCACCGCGCCGGACGGCGGCGTCGCGATCGGCACCGACGGGCTGGCGATTCCCATCGTCGCCAACAAGGCCTTCCAGCTCGTCTCGGAAGCCGACGGCGACATCGACATCACGATCACCGAGTCGTCGGTCGACACCTGGTACCTGATACTGGTGATGCCGAACGGCCGGCTGGTCGTTTCCGACGCCATCACGTTCGCCTAAGGAGCGCGCTCATGATCATCAATTCCGCCAATCTCGACGCGATCCGCGTCGGCTTTTCGACCGCGTTCCGCCGCGGCCTCGGCCAGGCGGCGACGCAGTACGGCCGGGTCGCGACCACCGTTCCTTCGTCGACGAAGGAGAACAAGTACGGCTGGCTCGGCAAGCTGCCGGACATGCGGCAGTGGATCGGCCCGCGCGCCGTCCAGGGGCTCGCCGAGCATGACTATTCGATCCCGAATGTCAGCTACGAGCTGACCGTTGGCGTCGACCGCGACGACATCGAAGACGACAATCTCGGCGTCTACCAGCCGATGTTCGTCGAGATGGGCGAGGCTGTCGCGCGTCAGCCCGACAGGCTCGTGTTCGCAGCTCTTGCCGCCGGCTTCACGACCAACTGTTACGACGGCCAGTATTTCTTCGACACCGATCATCCGGTGCTCGACGGCACTGGCGCCGAGATCTCGGTCGCCAATACCGACGGCGGCTCCGGCACGGCCTGGTTCCTGCTGTCGACCCGGCGCGCCCTCAAGCCGATCATCTTCCAGAACCGCAAGAACCCCATGTTCGTCATGAAGGACCGGCCGGAAGACGACAATGTGTTCGCCAACAAGGAATTCCAGTACGGCGTCGATGCGAGGCGCAGCGTTGGATACGGCTTCTGGCAGATGGCCTGGGGCTCGAAGCAGACGCTGAACAAGGCGAACTACAAGATCGCACGCGAGGCGCTGATGGGCATGAAGGGCGACCATGGCACGCCGCTGGGCCTGACGCCGGACCTGCTCGTGGTGCCGCCGTCGCTCGAAGGCGAAGCGCTGGAAATCCTCAACGCCGAACGCGACGCCGCCGGCGCGACCAATGTCTACAAGGGCACCGCCGAGCTGCTCAACTCGCCCTGGCTGGCGTAAACCGCCCGGGCCGGGCACTTCCTAAACATGGCACCTCCGGGCTCCTGCCCGGAGGGCTTTGCAGAGCCGGCGCCAGCCGGTTCCGTCAAGCTCTCCAACGAGGACAGACCCATGGACGATCTTACGCGCATCAAGGGCATCGGAAAGGCGACGGCGGCAAAGCTCTCCGAAGCGGGCATTACGACCTTTGCCGCTTTGGCCGAAGCCGATCCGGCCCGTGACGATCTCGGTCTGTCGGCCGCCGAACTTTCTCGTTTGCCCGACTGGAGCCAGCAGGCCCACGACATCCATTGGGCCTCCGGACGTGAGGATTCGAACGGCAACGAGAATGCAAGCGACGCCGCGCCTTCGTCCGACGAAGAGCCCGCGGCGCAGGATGCCGCTGGCGAGGGCGCGGGCAACGGTTCCGAGGGCGAGGCGGGCACGAATGACGCCGCGCCGCAGTCCGACACGGTGATCATCGCGCAGGCCGGCGTGGGCGGTGGCGCGGGCGACAGCTCGCCGCCCGAAACCGAAAAACCGGCCGCCGCCCATCCCATCGAAGTCCTGGTCGTCACCGGCCCCAAGCGGGGCCGCCGTCGCGCCAGTCGGAGCTTCGGCCCGTCGCCGGTCGACGTGCCGATCGACGAGCTGACCGAGGACGAGGTGGCGGCGATCGAGGGCGATCCCGCGCTCAGCACCCGCCGGGAGACGCGGCCGGCGACCTGACAGGAATACCCAGCGCGCCCGCCGCCTAGCGCGAAGCAAGATCTAACGGCTGCAGCGGCGGGGCGGCCGGAAATTCCATAGGCCTCCTGCGGGCCTTTCCCGGCGGCGACCGGCCGGCCTTTCCTGTTTCATCCGGACCGGTCGCCGCCACCCATTCGGAGCCGACGATGGCTTACGCGACACTTCAGCAGCTCACCGATCGCTACGGCGAGCGGATGCTGATCAACCTGACCGATCGGGGCGACGTGGCCACGGACACGATCGACACGGACGCGGTCGACCGGGCGATCGCCGACACGCAAGCCGTGATCGACGGCTACCTCGCCGGCCGCTATGCGCTGCCGCTCGAAAGCGTGCCCGACCTGGTCGCGGATCTCGCGCAGGCCATCGCCATCTACAAGCTCCACGTCGTCGCTACCGATCCGAAGATCGAGACCGACTACAAGGACGCGATCAAGGCGCTCGAGAAGATCGCCAGCGGCATGATCACTCTCGAGGTCGCGGGCGTCGAGCCGGCCGGGTCCGGGTCGAGCGGCGTGCAGGTCACCGATCGCGACCGCCCGATGACGGCCGACAACCTGAAGGGCTTCATCTGATGCTGCTCGCGGATGTCGAAGCCCGCATCGAGGCGAACGTTTCGACCCTGGCCGGGCGGATGCAGAGCGCCGCCCAGCTCGCCGAGCTGATCGCGCGGAAAGCCCTGCCGCAGGTCACCCCTGCCGGCTTCGTTCTGCCGCTCGGCAAAACGCCGCGCGGCGAGGGGGAGGCAGCGACGGGCGTGTTCACCCAGATGGTCGACGAGCGCGTCGGCGTGATCCTGGTGCTCCGGGGCCACGGCGACGCCACCGGCAAGACCAGGCTTCCCGATCTCGACACGCTGATCGAGGCGACGATCGCAGCGATCGTCGGCTGGGGACCGGACGATTATCCCGGCGTCTTTCGCATCGCCGGCGCCAGGCTCGGCCATTTCGTCACCGGCACCATCGTCTACGAGCTCGACTTCGCCATCCAACGCCAACTGAGGATCGTTTCATGAGCAAGACCCCGCGGAAATCCAGGACGCGCCGCGAACGGCCCGTGCTGCCTTCGGGCGGCGGCTCCTACGTGCGGGAGAAAGACGGCAGCCTGACGAAGGTGGAGCCGGAGAAGACGCCGCCGGCGGCTGCCGAGCCGGACGGGAAGGAGGCCTAGATGCCGCTCAAGTGGAAAACCAAGATCCTGCTCGCCAAGATCGAGTCCTCCTACGGCGTCGATCCGACGCCGCTTGGCGCCAATGGCATCCTGGCGACCAACATCACGCTGGCGCCGATGGAAGGCCAGGACGTTTCCCGTGAGCTGGAGCTGCCCTATCTGTCGGCCCAGGCGACGATCCCGGCCGAGCTCTCCATGCGGCTCACGTTCCGCGTCGAGCTGGTACCGTCCGGTACCGCCGGCACCGCGCCCGCCTGGGGGCCGCTCCTCAGGGCCTGCGCCTGTGCCGAGACGATCAGTGCTTCGACGTCGGTCACCTACAATCCGATCACCGACAGCCACGAGAGCGTCACCTTCTATTTCTGGATCGAGGGTACCCGCTACGTCATCAAGGGCGCTCGCGGCACCTGCGCGATGCGGTTCAACAAGCAGGGGATCGCCTATCTGGAATTCGACTTCCGCGGCATCTTCGCGGTACCGACCGAACAGACGCGGGTGACGCCGACGCTGAGCGGGTTCAAGGCTCCGCTGCTGGTCACCTCGACCAACACGCCGACGTTCGAGATCGATTCCACCGGCTATGTGATGCGGAACTTCTCGCTCGATCTCGGCAACGCGGTCGAGACCAGGTTCCTGGTCGGCTCCGAAAGCGTGCTGATCGTCGATCGGGCCGACGCGATCCAGACCCAGATCGAGGCGGTGGCCGTCTCCACGCTCGACCCCTACACGCTGGCGCAAGACCAGACCACGGTCGAGATCGACCTGGTGCACGGCACGGACGCCGGCTCGATCGCGACGCTCAATGTGCCGGCCGCCCAGGTGCAGCGGCCGGAGGCGCTCGCCAACGAACAGAACATCACCGAATGGCCGTTGCGCCTGATGCCGCTGGCGGTCAGCGGCAACGATCAATGGACGCTTGTGTTGACATGACCTGTCGCTCACGGCCGCGCGGCGCTAAAGCGCCTGGCCTCCGCGGGGGCGGCCTGACCGGCCGGCGCCCGTTCGGGCTTGCGGGACCCGCGCTCCGGCGCGGAACCCGGGGAGCGATGCGGCGACGCGGAGTTCGCCCCAACTCCGGCACGGCCGCGCAGGAAAATTCCCCGGCGGCCATGGCCGCCGCAAGGGCGACCGCCCGCCGGCGCTTATGCGCCGCCCTCGAGGAGGCCAGGCGCGACAGCGCCGTACGGCCGTGAACGCTGGTAAAGAGGAGTTAAAACCATGTTCAAAGTGATCGCCGATCCGACCTTCACCCATACGGTCAAAGTCATGGTGCCGGTGGACGGAGGCCACAAGCCGGAGACGCTGAAGGCGACCTATCGGGTGGTCGACTCCGACGAGACCTCCAGGTTCGACCTGGTGAGCCCGGAAGGAACCACGGACTTCCTCCGCGCCATCATCGTTCGCCTCGACGATCTCGCCGACGAGAACGGCATCCTGATCGACTATTCCGACGAGGTCCGCGACGCGGTGCTCGGCAAGCCCTACGCGCGGATCGCGCTGGCGCAGGGCTATTTCGATGCGGTCAGCAAGGCCCGCCAGGGAAACTGATCTGGGCCGCTCGTGCCTGGGCGGACGGGCGGCTCACTGGAGGCGGAGGCGCGGAGGCGGTGGCCGACGCGGAACGCTTCGGACTGCCCGAGGAGATCGTCGACCAGGTCCGCCAATGGGCGGAGGGCGGCGAGGACGGCGTCTGGCCGCAGAACGTCGAGGCGGTGGGTGCGTTTCTCTGGATCGACACCCAATGGCGGGCCGCTCCGACGGGAAGCGGCGGGTTTCTATATCTCGGCCTCGACTATGCGTCCGTCCGGGCCGGGCTCGAGATGGCGGGGATCTCGACCACGCCGGCCCTGTGGGCGGATCTTCTGACGATGGAAGGCGCCGCGCTTGAGGCGCTCAACGGGAGCGGGGAGAGGTGAGCTGATGCGATGTGAAGCCTGTTTCGCTCACGGCCGAGCGGCGCTACGCGCCTGGCCTGCGCGGGCGCGGCGCATAAGCGCCGGCGGGCGGTCGCCCTTGCGGCGGCGGCCGCCGCCGGGGAGGCATGCGGCGAGACCATGCCCCGGTGGCGCCGGCCGGTCAGGCCGCCCCCGCGGAGGCTCAGCGCCGTCAGGCGCGGTACGAGCCGCGAGCGATAAAACATGACATTCGTCGTTTCCGGCAAGATCACCGCTGACCCGGCCCAGGCCAAGAAAGGCCTCGGCGAGGTCGGTGGCGCCGTCGAGAAGCTCGGCGACAAGGCGCGCGTTGCGAGCGGCTCGCTCGATCACATGGCGACGTCGGCGCGAGTGGCCGGCGGCGCTGTCGGCGGCGCGGTCAAGCTGTCCAACCAGCAGCTCGCCAACATGCAGTTCCAGCTCCAGGACATCGGGGTCGGCCTCGCCAGCGGCCAGAGCCCGTTCCTTGTCATGGCGCAACAGGGTTCGCAGATCGTCCAGATGTTCGGGCCCGGCACCGGCGTGCTGGGCGCGCTCAAGGCGCTCGGCGGCGGCATCGTCAGTTTCCTGACCAACCCGCTCAATCTGGCGCTGGTCGGGATCGCCGGTGTCACGGCCGGCGCGTCGGCGCTCTACAGGGTGATCGTCGGAGACGGCGCCGGGGCAAACGAGACGATAGAGGAGCAGGCGAAGCGCGTCCGCGAGGTCAGCAAGGCGTTCGCCGACACGATCCCGGTTCTGCGCGAGTACAACAAAGAGCGCGAGAAGGCGGAGTTCAAGAGCAAAACCGAAAAGACGCTCGATGAACAGAGAGCCGACGCGCTGACCAAACTGAACGAAAAGGCCAAGGAACTCAGCTCCACGCTCAGCTCGGCGGTCTTTTCGCTTGATCTGCCGACAGATCAGCTCGGCGCTATCCGGGATATTCGGAAGGCCTTCGCAGACGCGCTTGCGAAGGCTCGGGAGGGCAAGGATGCCAGTAAGGAATTCGCCGACGCCCTGCAACGGTTGTCGGCCATCGGGAACACCGTCAAACTGCCGGGCCTTGTGGCCGCACAGGCCGACCTGAAGCGGCTTGCGGACCTGGCGGAAATTGCGGCTGGCAAGGTTGCCAATATCGGCAAGGTCCGTGCCGAGATAGGCGACGATCCGCTCGCCGCCAGTGTCATCGCCCGCTTGAAGGCAGAGATCGACGCGCTCGGCAAGACGGCCGAGCAGCGCCAGCGCGACAACGAGCTGAAGGCGGCGGGTGTCTCGATTACTTCCAAATACGGGTCCGAGATTGCCGACTTGGTGCGGCAGAAATATGCGTTGAAGGCCGCGAACGAAGCCGCAGCCAAGGCCGAGCGAGACGCCGCCTCGGCCGCTCGCCAGAACGCCGCCGAGGCGAAGCGCGCGCAGGCGCAGTTCGACGCCAAGCGGGCGGCCGTCGGCACGCTGATCACGTCGCTCGAAACCGAAATCGCCGTCATGCGTGAGAGCGATCCGGTCCAGAAGGAAATGCTCCGGCTCCGCGAGACGCTGTCCTATGCCACCGAGGGCGAGCGGCTGGCGATCGAGAAGAAGATCGCCACCCAGATCAAGGAATCGGCGGCGACCGCGAAGGCCTCCGAACGAATGGCGTTCTTCGAGCAGCAGACGCTGGGCGCGCTCGACGAGCTGATCTTTCGCGGCGCGTCGGCGGCCGACGTGATGAAGAACCTGGAGCAGGCGATCGCCAAGGCGGCCATCCAGGCGGCGCTGTTCGGCAGCGGGCCTCTCGGCTCCAGCTCCGGCGGCGGCCTCATTCCCTCGATCGTCAAGGCGTTTTCCGGTGCCGGCCAGCCGATGGATATCATCGGCTCGATCGGCAGCGCCAAGGGCAACGTGTTCGCGGGTGGCAACATCGTGCCGTTCGCCGCCGGAGGAATCGTCGACCGGCCGACGATCTTTCCGATGAAGAACGGAACCGGCCTGATGGGCGAAGCCGGCCCGGAAGGCATCCTGCCGCTCAGGCGCGGGCCCACCGGCCGTCTGGGCGTCGAGGTGACCGGCGGTGGCGGACGTGAAGGCGACGTATTCGTCTACAACTACCCGGCACCCGGCACCGAGATCGAAACTCGCAAGCGGCGCGGCAGCGGCGGGCAGAAGATCGTCGAGAATTTCGTTAAGCAGACCGGCAAGCGCTACGGGCTGACCCAGCCGGCGACGAGGGTCTGACCATGGCGGCGGCGATCGATTATCCCCCATCGCTCCCAAATCCCCTTGCGAGCTCCATCGAGGAGCGCCCGATCCCGTCTTATGTCGACGATGAAGCCCAAGCCGGGGACTCGCGACGGAGAAAAGTATTCAGCCGGACACTCATCGAGTTTTCCTTCACCCAGCCGCTCACGGATGCCGAAGCTACGATCCTTCGGACCTTTCGTGACACCACGACGAACGGCGGCGTCGAACCCTTCAACTGGACGCACCCGGCGACGTTGGAAACCTATGTGGTCAAGTTCGGCAAGCTTCCAGGCCCTCGGCGGGTTGTCGCCAATGAATGGCGCGCCGAGTTAGTGTTGAGGGAAACCTGATGCCGACCCTGACGGCCGCCCAGATCCACAAGCTCAACAAGGATCCGATCACCGATCCGCATGTGCTCTTGATCGAGATCGAGGAGGAGCATACCGGCGTCTTCCACGCCTACACCACCGACAACCAGGATGTGGTCTCCAACGGCGTGACCTATGTGCCGGCGACGATCGAATTCTCGATCCCCAAGCACGGCGAGGAGCAGGAGCCGGTGACGGTCAGCGTCTCGAATGTCCACCGGGCGCCTGGCCGGGCGCTGATCCTGTCGACCGAGGCGATCATGGTCCGGATGATGGCGGTCGACGTGTCCGACCCGGACACGCTGCTGATCGACACCCTCGACATGTTCCAGATCGCGGGCGCGCCGATCGACAGCGAAGCCGTCGACGCGGAGCTGGGGCCGGTGATCGACTGGCAGCACCCGGTGCCGTTCCTGCGCACGACTAAGGACAGGTTTCCGGGGGTGTGGGTATGATGGGTTTGTCCGCCCCCCCACGCGCCCTCACGCAGGCTCTGATGCTCGTTCCCTATGCCGCCGGCCAGAGTGACTTGGGCGGCGCCGATTGCTGGGGCCTGGTCGAGCTGTGGTACCGGCACCGCTTCGATCTCGAGCTCGGCGATCGCTGCGACATTTCCCCGGGCCCGGACGGCCTCTCCGAGGGCTATTCGAACGCGGCGGGCAACGGCTGGTTTCCGGTCGACGAGCCGCGCCTCGACGATCTCGTCGTCATGCGGCACGTGGTCAGGACAAAGGGTCGGCCCCAGGTCATCGAGCACGGCCATTGCGGCATCGTCGCCCATGGCGGGCTGCTGCATACCGATCGGGCGACCGGGCCGCTGCTGGAATCTCTGGACGCGCCGCATATCGCCCGCCGGATCACGGCCGTCCTGCGCCACGAAGTGGCCGCATGACGCTGACCTTCGCCCACTATGTCCCGGCCTTCGACAAGGTCCAGCACCTGACGGCGCCGGAGGGAACGACGATCGCCGGCATGGCGGCGGCGATCGGGGCCTCGAAGCTGGTCGCCTATGTGGCGACATCGGACGGGCGCTGGGAGGAAGTTCCGCGGGCCTTGTGGGAGCGCGTCCGGCCGCGGCGTGACGGGGTGGTGCGCTTCTATGCGCGCGCCGGCCTCAGCGGCGGTGGCGGTCAGCTCCTCGCCCTGGTCGCCACCGTGGCGATCGCGATCGCGGCGCCGTATCTTGGCGGTGTGATCGCAGGAGCGCTCGGGTTCACCGCCGGCACTACGGCTTTTACCGCGGCCTCCTCGCTATTCGCCGCCGGCATCGGTATCGGCGGATCGCTTTTGCTCAGCGCCCTGTTTCCGGCCGAGCCGCAGGTGGCGGCGACCACACAGGCCGACGACCGCCAGAAGCGGGCGACCTTCGAGAACGTCCAGTCCGACGGCAACCTGCTCGCCCGCGACGCCTTCCCGCCGCGGATCTTCGGCGAGGCGCGGATCTCGCCGCCCGACGCCGCCCATCCGGACCTTTATCTCGATAAAGGCGTCCAGGCGGTCAACCGCGTCCTGGTGGCGAGCGGCCGCTACGATATCTCCGACGTCCGGGTCGACGGGACGCTCGCCGAGGACATGCCGGCGATCGCGCTTGAAACGAGGGACGGCGGGCCGGGGACGACGACGCGCACCTTCGTCGACCGAGTGACGGCGCCGGTACCGGTGGGCGCCGAGCTGGGGAGCTTCGCGCTCGACGACGTGGATCTCGAGGACCAGGATGAGCCGTCGAATTCCTCGCCGGTGCCGATCCGCTTCAAGACGCGGGCCGTCGACGACATGATCGAGATCTCGATCCGGCTCCGGGTCGACGCGCTGATCAAGACGACCGACCCGACCGTGGCGGTGCGCCAGCCGCTCCATATCCGGTACCGGCCGGACGGGGGCGACGACGGCGACTGGGTCAATCTTCCCGGCATCCACCTCAAGGGAATCGAACGTGGGACCCGGCTCCTCGAGGTCCGCATCAGGCGCGACGGCGCCTTCGGCAACGAGGATATCGGCGGATCGATCTCCTACGAGCTGTGGAGCGAGGAGCCGGAGGTGACCGCCTGGCCTCTCGCCGACGGGTCGACCGGGCTGCAATGGGCGGCGCATTCGAATTTCCGCGACGGCGCGCTTCAGGACGATGGCGCGGGACACCAGAACGTGAAGAACGTTGTCGCCCGCCGGCACGGCCTCAGGGTGACCGCGACGAAAGACATCTTCCCTGTCGGCGCCTACGAGTTCGAGATCTCCCGCGGCATCGTCACCGACGCCGACTGGATGGGCGGCGTCAACCACAAGAAGTCCGGAGAGGCGATCTCGCTGTTCGTCGCCCGCAACGAGGGAACGTCGCAGAACCCGGAATGGAAGGTGCCGGTGGCGCAGGCCGACTATCCGACGCGCGTCACCGTCTCCCATTGCTCGGTGATCGCCGAGGTGCCGCCGGTGCAGCAGCCGGGAACCGCGGTGATCGCGCTGAAATCGCGCAGCCAGTCGATCCGCAACGTCTCGGCCATCTTCAAGGGCTACGCGATGGACTGGGACGGCGCGGGCTGGGTTACGCCGGTGGCGACCCGCAATCCGGCGCTCCATACCCGCCAGCTCCTCGACGACGTCTGCCGTCATTTCCGGGTGGCGCAATATTCCCGGCTGCCGCGCATCGCGGCGATGGCGAAAACCGTGCTCGAGAACACCGACTGGATCGGCTGGCGCGACCAGTGCATCCGCATGGGGGCGAGCTGTTCTCTCGTTGCAGCCGGCGAGACGATCACCGAGGTGCTGTCGCTGTTACTGGCTAGCGGCCTGGCGCGCCCGGCCTTCGGCGCGAAGCTTCGGATCGACTATTTCCGCGATCTCTCCGGCGAGGAGCCGGCCATCACCTTCTCACCGCGCAACGGCTCGTCGATCCGCATGATCTACGAGAACCCGCGCCGGCCGATGGGAGTGCGGGCGACGTTCCGCAACCGCAACCTGGACTGGGCCAACGACGAGCTCGAGGTCCGGGCGCCGATCTCGGGCAACATGCAGAACTGGCGGGGCATGGAAAGCCGGGCGATCGACGATCCGGACTGGCTGCGCCAGCGGCTGACCTTCGATCAGCTCCGGGCGTATTGGTGGCGGACCCGCTACGAGGTCACCAACGAGATCGAGAACCAGGCGCTGAAGCCGGGCACCCTGATCGGGCTGGTGACGGACCTGGTCGACGACACGGCGCACGGCGCGCGGGTACGGGATGTGGCGAATTCCCAGCAGCTGGTCCTCGACCAGGTCATCCCGGCCGTGTCGACGCTCGTCGGCATGGACGAGATCGGCGCCGGCTTCGATTACGCGGACCTGTTCGAGGTCGGCGAGCAGTCCGTGATCCAGGTGCTGACGCCGAGCGGGTCGGAGCTGAAGACGATCGTCGACGCCGATACGGACTCGGGCGGCTTCCTTCGGGTCGTGCTCGACAGCGCGCTCGCCAGCGAGGACGTGCTCGGCCAGCACGTGTCGATCGGCAGCCTTTCCAACCAGATCCGCCGTTGCATCGTCGTCGACGACGACAGCGGCCGGGACTTCCAGCGGACCATCGTCGCCGCCGACGAGCGGCATAAGGAGATCTATCAGACCATGGCAGACCAGTTCGGGTGGGCGGCATGACCGGCAGCGTTCTTCGCAACCTTCTCCGTTCGTCCTTCAGCGACGTGCTGGCGTATCTCGACAACAACGACGCCACCCGCAATGCGATGTTCGGTTATTGCTTCGGCCGCCTGCGGATTACTGGCGGGGACGCCAATTCGATCGTCGCGACGCTGCTGCACCCGACCGGGCTTACGGCGCTGCAGGACGGTGCCTGGGGCTGGTTCGTTCCCGAAGAGGACAATACCGGGCCGATGGAGCTCAATGTCGGCACCGGCCTCGTGCCGTTCCGCGACCGGGGCGGGAGCGCCTTCTCGGGCGGCGAGGTCAAGGCCGACCAGGTCACGCCGATCGTCTACTACGACAACGGAACCGATCCGGTCGAATTCCGGCTCCTGGGGACGGCCGGCGGCCAGGCGACGCGGCCGCTCGGCATCCGGCTGATCACCGCGACCGGCACCTATGTTCCAACGACGGGCACGACGCATGTGTGGGCGATCGGCCAGGCGGCCGGCGGCGGCGGCGGCGGGTTGTCCACAAACCCCTCGATGGGGGGCATGGGTGCGCCCGGCGAGACCCGGCTCGGCATCTTCGAGATCGCGGACGACGTCGAGGTCACCGTCGGCGCGCCCGGAACGGCAGGCAGTGGTGGTGCGGGCGGCGACGGGGGCGACCTGGTGTTCGGGGCGCTGATGACCTGCAAGGGCGGCACCGCCGGTGCGGTGGGCGACGGATCGCCGCCGGGCGCGGACGGGTCGACGCCGACGGGGTCGGGGGGCATCCGGCTGGAGCCGTGCACCGGCAACAAGCGATACGACCAGCCCTTGGACGTCCTTTATCAGCGGCCCGGCGGGACGCTGCTCGGAGAGGGCGGATTCGAGTTTATTTCCGGCGGCAGTCTGGCCGCGCAACCCGGCGTGGCGCCGTCCGGCTACGGCGCCGGCGGCATGGGCGGGTTCGCCAATGGCGGATCGAATCCGGACGGCTCGGCCGGCGGGCCGGCCGCGCTTTTGCTGATCGAATTCGGACAATAGGAGAGACGATATGGCGGGGCAGGACCCGGCGGTCTACACGCCTGTGATTTTCGTGAAGGGGCTCGACACGGAGCGTCGAGCGCCCGCCGGCGATGAGGCCGAGACGCCCGCGGCGATCAATTTCCGTTGCCTGGCGGGCGACCAGGCCGGTGCGCGCCTGCTGGCGGGGGATGAAGCATGAGCAAGACCATTGGCGATATCACCGAATTAGGCGGAGCGATTGCCGACGCCGATTTGATCGAGCTGGAGACGGCCGCTGGGAACTCGCGTAGGGCGGCGTTCACGCGGCTGAAGACCTGGCTGTTGGCAAAGCTCGCCGGCGAGGCGATCGGCTTCGACGCTGGCATCACGCTCGGCGGCGGCGCGGACGTGTTCGACGAGTTCGACTTCGGGCAGCACATTCCGGACGTCACATTCGGCACGATGGGGACGTTCGTTCCGTCATACGCGACGCCGCGATATGTCGACTATCTGTCGAACGGCAAGTTCTGCAGCCTCTCCGGCGACGTGCAGTTCGATACCAATGGTTACACGGGCGCCTCGGGCAGTTTCGGGATCTCGCTGCCCTTCGCCCATACCGGCGATGCCGCGGTGACGATCAACGTCACGATCCGATTCACAGCCTTCCCGTCGAGCACGCTTTATGTCTGTGGGCAGATCGTGCCCGGGCAATCGAAGTTGATCCTGGTCGGCGTTAAGCAGAGCGCAAACTGGACAGCCTTCGGTACGACCGAATTCCCGGCCTCGACCAGCAACTTCCGCATCCTTTTCAATGGCGTCTATCAGGTCGGTTGACATGAGCAAGAGCTATCACAGCCACACGATCCCGTCCCGTCCCGGGCCCGTCAGCATCGCCTTCATGGTCGACGGGCGGAAGCTTCGCGAGACCCGCGATCCGGGCGCCGACGTATCCGATTTGCCGCGAGAGGCCCGCAATGCGATCGCCGCGGTCTGGACGGCCGAATACATTGCCGGATGGCGCGCGGAGGTCGCCGCGTTCGAGGCGGACTTCGCTGCCGAGGAACTGGCTGGCCGGCGGGAAGACGTCAACGCGGAACGGGACCGGCGGATCGATCTGCCCAAGACGGTTTCATTGAAAGGGGGCAAGACGTTCACCGTCGACATGGCTCGGGGCGGGCGCGAGAATATCTCCGATCTGGGCATCACGGCGGTGGCCCGCCAACTGGCCGGCGATCAGACCGTCGTGTCGTTTCGGGATGCCGACAATATCGATCGGGACTTGTCTCCGGCCGAGATCATCGAAATGGGGCTGGTCGTCGCGGCGCAAGTGCAGGCGATCCATCTGAAGGCGCGAGCGATCAAGGCGCTCGATCCGATTCCTGCCGATTTCCGCGACGACCGTCGCTGGGACCTGGACCCTGACTGAGACCTGATCGGCCGCCCGACAGCGGGCGGCCAGGGGCGCGCGAACGCCCCCAGCGGCGGGAAGCTTTGGCCGGCCTACCCGCCCGGTACCTGTGAGAATACCGCGCCCGCCTGCTGCCGGCAGCGGCGCGATAGTGCAGGATCACGTCTTAATGAATCCCATCCGCTGCGGGAGCTGCGGCGCCCTCTTGCTCAAGGCCGACGACACAGCTATGAGGGGCCAAATCGAGATCAAGTGCCGGCGCTGCCGGACGATCAATCACCTGAGGCCAGCGACAGCCAGGCCCCCATCGGAACGCCGCACCGAGCGTCCTTAGAGGCGCGAAACCATGTGGCAACTCCACAACGGCGACTGCATTCAATGGCTGCGTGAACAGCCTTCAAACGCCTTTGACGGGCTCTTCACGGACCCGCCCTATTGCTCGGGCGGGACCTTCACATCCGATCGGGTGAAGGACTCGGCCAACAACAAATATCTCAACGAGCCCGGCACCTATCCGGAGTTCATGGGCGAGAACAAAGATCAGTGGAGCTATTTCCTCTGGTCGGTCCTGTGGCTTTCGGAAGCCTTCCGGACCCTGAAAAGCGGCGCGCCGTTCTGCGTGTTCATCGACTGGCGCCAGCTCCCGGTCCTCCATGCCGCGCTCCAGGCGGCCGGCTTCGTCCTGCGGGGGTGCGTGGTGTGGGACAAGACGCGCGCCGCACGGCCTCAGAAGGGCAAGTTCCGGCACCAGTCGGAGTTCGTGCTCTGGGGCTCGCGCGGCCCTTGGCAGGCGGCTACGAAGGATGCTCTGCCGGGCGTGTTCACGATTTCAGCACTGGCCGGCGGCAAGAAGCTGCACACCTGCGGGAAGCCGGTCGAGCTGATGAAGGAGCTCCTGGAGGTCTGCCCGGCCGGCGGGGTGATCCTAGATCCGTTCGCGGGGTCGGCGTCGACCGGAATAGCAGCGCTTGAGACCGGGCGGCGGTTCGTCGGCTGCGAGCAGTCCAGAGACTACTACGAGATCGCCAGGGAACGGCTGGCCGCCAGAGCAGCAGATAGGGAACTGCTGATATCCTAAGCTGGCGCGCCTGCGGCTCCGTCGGGATGGTTGAACCCGTCGTGCGAGGAGTGTTTTCCTCTCTTGGCAACCGACTGCGCGACTTTACCGGCCCGCTTCCCGTCTCCGGCGGCTCCTAGAACGATCCGAATGAACGGGCCGAGGAACCGTGACTTGTAGCTGATCGCAAACAGGCTAACCGCGCATGCACGATGGAAGCGGGGCAAAAGTTCGCTTCTGCGATTGAGGAACTCATCAATAACCGCCTGTCGCCGCTCGTATTCGGCCGTCTCATCCTGCATCATCTCCCCTGAGGAGAGAACGTGAAGTAGGACGAACGGGCTTCTGGGCATCGTCAGAAGGGAGTTCAGCGCCTTCAATCGGCTGAGGATTTCCTTGGGTGTCTCGTCGTCGTCAATCAGCGGTGCTGCGTTCTCGAAAAACTCGTTTGTGCTCCATTCCAGGCATTCCAGGCGATTGAGATCCCAGCGGCGGAAACGATACCAAAAAAAGAGTGCGGCGCCCCCCACAACAGCCGCAATCGCGATTGTGTAGGTCATGACCTTCTCCTGTGTTTTCGCTGTTCTATCTGTTGCATCTTTCGTTCGATTTCAACATCGGTCAGCTTGGCTCGCCGTTCGATCTCGGCGTTGATGCGCTTATTCTCTCCCCGATAGGTAAGCCAAACTTTAAGGTATTCCGGACCTTTGTAGATTGTGAAGCACGCGATAAGGGCGACCGCAGCCCATCCTGGTGCGCCTGAATTTATCAGTGCAATGAATACGTCCTTGGCCCAATCCACTCGCAGTGTTCCTCATCAGATCCACCGCCTCCCGGTGCGCAAATTGGTCGGCTTTTCGGACATCATCGCGCAACAAACCGGTCTAGTCTAGTTTGGGGAATGGCAGGTATGCCCGGTTGGTTCCCGCCTAGCACCGATTCAAGGGCAGTTTTAACGCCTGTTTATATGTAGGTGAAGGCCGGCTTCAGGTTCATCAGTGTTCTAAAAACCGGTGACAAAAATCCAAAAATCGGCGTCCGGCTACACCGACTACTGCGGACAAATCGAATGCTGGTGCCGGCAGAGGGACTCGAACCCCCGACCCCCTGATTACAAATCAGGTGCTCTACCAGCTGAGCTATGCCGGCGCGGGTCGGTGATGTAGCACAGCCG